CCCGCAAGGCCAAGGCCGTTCGTGAAATCCCGTCGGCAGATGACCTGCTGTCCGAACTCGAAGGACTCTGATCATGACCATCACTGTCCCTGTCTATCTCACCGATAGCAATCGCGCAGAGTATCTTCGTGCAACCACCGCCCAAGAGCGCCTTGCCAAGTCCTTGCTCTACTTCGGCCCTCTGGATATGTCCCAGTACTGGACCAAGCTCGGAACGGCAGAAGTCACTGTAACCTGGGCGCCGGAATCCAACATCCGGGAAGCCGAACTCGCTTCCGTCGATTCCCAGATCGAGCAGATCGAGAAAGCTGCCCGGCAGGAGATCAACCGCCTCCGCGAATACCGCTCTACCCTTCTCTGCCTGGAATACACTCCGGAGGTTTCGGAATGAAAGCATGGCAGATAAAGGATCAGATCTTCTGGAGAATCCTAGGGTTCCTCTTGGTTTGGTCAGCAGACAAACAACCAATCGAGCTGCAGAAGATTGCGGCAATCCTCAAAACCGGGTTGACCCAGTATAGCGAGGCTGAATGATGACCACCCGCCCGCCCTTCCCAGAAGTCATTGACTCCACCATCATCGCATCCTTCCGCTCTTGCCCGCGCAAGATGCAGTTGGCCTACCTTGAACACTACAAACCCAAGGTCGTATCCGTCCATCTTCACGCCGGAGCTGCCTACGCCGCGGGCCTCGAAGCCGCGAGAGAAGCCTTCTACCTCCACGGAATCCCGGAGCGGGAAGCTGTCGAAATCGGCCTTGGCGCCCTAATCAAATCCTACGGTGACTTCGAATGCCCGGAGGATTCCGCCAAGTCCCTCAATCGCATGATGGGAGCCTTCGAGTTCTACTTCGAGCGCTACCCTATGAGTGAGGATCAGGCCGTTCCTGTCACCCTCCCTGGTGGTGGTAAGGGAATCGAGTTCTCCTTCGCAGAACCAATCGACGCCACCCACCCAGAGACAGGCAACCCTCTCCTCTACGTCGGTCGCATGGATATGATCTGTGACTACGCAGGTGGCTGGTTCGGGGAAGATGACAAGACCACTTCCTCCCTCGGCGCATCCTGGCCCAAGCAGTGGGACCTCCGAAGCCAGTTCACGGGTTACTGCTGGGGCGCCGAGCGCGCAGGTTTCCCCCTCCAAGGCTTCCTCGTCCGGGGTGTCTCCATCCTCAAGACCAAGTACGATACCATGCAGGCCTTGACCTACCGCCCCAAGTGGATGATCGAACGCTGGTATGAACAGCTTCTCCGCGACGTAGCCCGTCTCAAGGCTATGTGGGAAACCGGAGTGTTTGACTACTCCCTCGACCACGCTTGTAACGAGTACTCCGGCTGCGAGTTCCGCCAAGTCTGCCTGAGCCAAGACCCCGATCCGTGGCTTCGCGGCTCGTTCCAGCGGAAAGTTTGGGACCCTGTGAATCGCCGGGAAATCATTCTGGAGAGCTGAGCTGTGCCAGAGCCATCAGGAAATTCAACTGTTTTGTACATGGAAGGGGAATCAGTTGTTGGCCAGCGTGAAATCTACTGTTGTGGCTACTCCCCATCCGCAGGAGTCTCCGTTTCTGCATATTGGCCGCACACAGCCTATTTCTGCTCGATGTGCGGGGAAATCTGGGGAAGGGCGATCTACTCTCACCACTTTGATTACAAGCCTATACCACAATCTTCCTGGATAGTCGAAACTCGACGTTGCGTTAAGCATGGAGACGGAACCTTCTTAACTGGTCAGTCACTCGACCACTGCAGTACAAACCTTTTAACTCGCGAATTCCTCGCAATACTAGAAAATTGGAAAGAAGACCACTATGACTGATACCACCACGCCTTCCACCCAAGCAACAACCCTCATGGGACCAAAAGTCCTCCTCGAAGGTCCGTCCGGCGTAGGCAAGACCCACTCCCTCGGAACCCTCGTAGACTGGGCTGCCGCACAATCTCCCGCACCTGAGGTCTTCTGCCTTTTCACCGAGAACGGGCTGGAGTCCCTCCTCGGATACTGGCGTGACCACGGGAAGGAAGTCCCGGCTAACCTCCACTGGCACGTCGCCATGACGAAGACTCTCACTCTCGACTCCCTCATCACCGGCGCAGACAACGTGGGGAAACTCTCCTACGAAGCCCTCACGAAGATGCAGGATGGCGGGCGCTCCAAGAACAACGCCTTCCACAAGATTCTCTCTGCCTGCGCCAACTTTCCAGACGACCGCACGGGGCAGAAGTTTGGTTCCGTCGACTCCTGGGGGGCGGATCGAATCTTCGTCATCGACTCCCTCTCTGAACTCGGCAACGCCAGTATGAAAATGGTCATCGGGAACAAGCCGACGGCCTCCCCATCTGACTACGGCGTAGCCCAAAACAACCTGATGAATTTCCTCCGCCTCTGCACTCAAGGCATCGCGGCCACCTTCGTCATCACCGCTCACGTGGATCGTCAGACAGACGAAATCACCGGCGGGATAAAGCTTATGACGAAGGCCATCGGGAAGGCTATGGCGAATGACATTCCCCAGCTCTTCTCCGACGTTATCTATGCAGTCCGAGAGGGAACCAACTGGTATTGGGATACTGCCGCCAGCAACGTCGATGTGAAAACCCGTTCCCTCCCAATTTCTTCCAAGATCAAACCTGACTTCGCCCAGATCATGGACAAGTGGTCTAACCGCCGCGCATAATACAAGGCCCACGGGAGCCTTAATCCCAAGCAACCTTTCCGCAGTTCAAACCGCAACATCCTATCAAGGAGCTTCAAATGTCTTTCGATTCCTCTTTCAATCCCGATACCTTCCTCGACGCCACCCTGACCGACCCGACCGAAAAGCGCCCGCCGCTTCCCGTTGGCGATTACACTGCCATTCTGGGCGCCGTCACGGCCCGTCAGTGGCAAGGCAAGGCCGACCCGACCAAGTCCGGTATTGCGTGGGATATTCCTGTCACCATCGACGTTCCGGCTGAAATCCAAGCCGAACTCAAAATGGACCAGTCCACGCTGAACCTCAAGGACTCGATCATGATCGACCTGACTGCCAATGGCACCATCGACAACGGCCCCGGCAAGAATCGTCGCCTCCGCGCATACCGTGAAGCTACGGATATGAACAAGCCTGGTGACGTGTTCTCCGCCCGCAAGATGGAAGGCAAGGTCGTCAAGGTCAAGATCACCCACGACTTGTGGGAAGGTCAGCCGATCGAGAAGATCTCCGGTGTCGTCGCTCTGTAATTAACTTGTAGTCCTTGGGGGAGGTTTCGGCCTCCCTCTTTTTACGCTCAGGAGATTCAAATGAACAAGAAGATTTTTGCCGCTGCTCTCGCCATGATTACCCTCCCCGCATTTGCAACCGGCGACCACGGTAAGCCGATCAAGCCTTCCACCCCTTCCACCACGGTCAGCAATCGCATCAGCAATGACGTTCGGAATACTGCCGTCGCGTTTGCTAACAGCCGGGCAAGCAGTTCCGCGGTCAGCGGTTCGGTGTCTGGTGCAACGGGCGGGGCAGGTGGGCAAGGCGGTGCCGGAGGTTCTGGCGGCTTCGGCTTCGGTGGTCAAGGTGGTTCCAGTTCCAGCGGCCCCTCTACCTCCACCTCCTCCGGGGGCTCCATCGGCAGCGTTACCTCCAGCATCACCTATGAAAAGCCCGTCGCGGCCCTCTCGCTCGGAAGCCTCTACCCATCCGCACCTTGCATGGGAACCAGTAACTTCGGCGGGGGCAATCCATTCTTCAACATCGGAGGCGGCACCAGCTGGGAAAGTTCCGAATGTAACATCCGGGAAACGGCGCGCAGCTTCTCTGGCCTCGGCCTAACCGCAGACGCTCTCGCAATCCTCTGCACCAGCGAACATGCCAAGGCCGCGCCATCGTGTATCGCCCTTACCAAGACCAAGGAATAACAACCATGACCAAGCGCTTCATCGCGGCTTCCCGCCTCATTATCCCTGAGAATCGCCAGCGTCGGGAATTCAAGCTCGGGGAACTCAACGAACTTGCCGCCAGCATCCAGACCAATGGCCTGATCCATGCCCCCACGGTCCGAATCGAAGGTGACGACTACATCCTAGTCTCTGGCGAACGGCGCGTTCGGGCAATCAAGGACATTTACGAACTCGGAGGAACTTTCTCCTACGACAATGAAGAAGTAATCTCCGGCCTCATTCCTTACACCTTCCTTGGAGACCTCTCCCCCATCGAAGCTATGGAAGTCGAACTCGAAGAGAACGTCCGTCGTACCGACCTCACCTGGGCAGAACGCGCAACGGCCACCGCCAAGCTTATGGAACTCCGCCAAGTCCAGGCTCTCTCCTCCGGCGCCCCGCTTCCATCCACGGCTGACCTCGCAGAAGAAATTCGAGGCTCTCGCACTGGTTCTTACCACGAAGCCACCCGCAAGGAACTTCTCCTCGCCGATAACCTTCACATCCCGGAAGTTGCTGCAGCCAAGACTGCCGATGAAGCTTTCAAGATTCTCAAGCGGAAGGAAGTCACGGCACGAAATCAGGAAGCCGCTGCTGTTGTCGGAAAGACCTTCACCCACACCCTTCACAAAGCCATCAACACCGACAGCTTGGAGTGGATGAAGCAGTGTCCAGACAGCACGTTCGACCTTATCCTCACGGACCCTCCATACGGAATGGGTGCAGATGAATTTGGGGACAGTGGAAAATCCGGAGAGTACACAGAGCATGCTTACCTCGACGACCTGCAGACTGCCACTCTCTGCTACTCAACCCTCGCCAAGGAAGGATTCCGCATCACCAAACCTGATGCCCACATCTACGCATTCTGCGATATCGACCTGTTCCCGAAACTCAAAGCACTTTTCTCAGACTACGGCTGGCGCGTCTTTCGTACCCCGCTGATCTGGTACAAGCCCTCCGCTTTTCGCGCACCCTGGCCCGAGCATGGCCCCCAGCGCAAGTACGAAACTATCCTTTTCGCAATCAAAGGGGATCGCAAGGTAAACAAACTCTATCCTGACGTACTCACCTATCCCCCTGACGCCAACCTCGGCCACCAAGCCCAGAAACCCATCGCCCTCTACCAAGACCTCCTCTCCCGCTCCTACCGCCCCGGCGACAAAGTCCTCGATCCCTTCTGTGGCTCCGGCCCAATCTTCCCCGCAGCTCACAGCCTCAAATGCGAAGCCACAGGCCTCGAAATCGAATCCGGCAACTACGGAATCTCCGTCTCCCGCATCCAAGCCTTGGCCGAAGGCCTGGAATCAATCGAACTTTTATAACTAAGGAACAATCATGGAACTGCTTGCTGTTGTAGTCGACACTGAAACCACCGGATTCACCAAGCCTGAGGTCATCGAAATGGCTTGGGTAGAGCTGGCTGAACGCACCTTCGAACGCATCGATCACATCAAGTGCGAGAAGTACAAGCCCGAGGGTCCGATAGAACTCGGAGCAATCGCTACCCACCATATCCTTCCATCCGACCTCGCTCTCTGCCCTCCCTACACCCAGGATGAACTCCCCGCATCCAAGTACATGATCGGTCATAACATCGACTTCGACTGGGAAGTCCTCGGGAAGCCGAAGGTCAAGCGCATCTGCACCCTCGCCATGTCCCGTGCCATCTGGCCCGAACTCGACAGCCACAAGCTCACCTCCATGTTCTACCATATCCACGGCCTCAACCCCCTGACCCGCGACGTAGTACGCAACGCACATTCCGCTCTCCACGACGTAGCCATGACCTGCCAAATCTTCAACTACATCACCGAGAAGGTCGGCCTGACCTCGTTCGAAGAAGCTTGGGCCTTTTCCGAGCGCGCCCGCATCCCTACCCACATGACCTTCGGCAAGCACAAAGGTTCTCTCATCAAGGACGTGGACAAGAGTTACGTATCCTGGTATCGCAAGCAACCGGACCCGGACCCGTACCTCCTGATCGCCTTCACCCGCGCCGGGAAGTAACCATGACCCAGAGCCGAATGTCCTCCGCAGTCGAAGCCTCGCTCAATGTGACCTTCGGCTTTGGTGTCTCTGTCCTAGCCAACTGGATCATCCTCCCCCACTACGGAGTATCAAACAAACTCGCAACCTCTATTGAAATCGGTCTTTGGTTTACTCTTATCAGCTTCGCCAGGAGCTACATCCTGCGCAGATTGTTCGTGTGGTTACACGGAAAGGGAGTTTTAAAATGACACCGCAGAATCAAGAATATGTACACAACCCAGAACAAGGCATTTTTGGTGATTGCTTTAGAGCAACTTTAGCTTCTCTTTTAGATAAACCAATTTCCGAAGTTCCTCATTTTCTTTATGATAATAACGGAGATGTTTTTCAAGAGCGCCTTCATAGATTTCTAAACGACCTTGGCTATATATGGGTAGACTTTCCAAGCTGGGACTTAGCTCAGTGGAAATTAAATTGTTCGGTTACTGTCCCAATCTACCATGCAATTTCTGATATCAGCCCTAGATTTCCAGATTCTCTGCATTGCGTTGTAGGGTGCGATGGTAAAGTATTTTTTGATCCGCACCCAAGTAAAGCTGGGTTGCCTGAAATTACTCATGATCGTACCTTTGGGTTTATAATCCCTGTTGGTACCCTGTTTGCAGGAGTTCTAAAATGAGTCGTATGGGAACGGGTCAGCCTAACAGCAAGATCATGATTGTCGGAGAGTGCTTCACCGAGGCCGAAGAATACCGTGGAGAAGCCTTCCTCGGAATGGGCGGCGAGAACCTCAACAAGATGCTTCATGAAGTAGGCATCATGCGGAGCGAGTGCTACACTACCAACCTTTGCAACGCCCGCCCCCCAGCATCCTCTATCTCCTCCTGGATTGCGGAAAAGAAGAAAGACATTACCGCCGGTCACACCCTCTGGAAAGGCAAGTACGTCACCCGCCAGATCATTGACGGCTACGAACGTCTAATGCAAGAGATCGAACTCGTCAAGCCGAACATCATTATTACCTGCGGCAACGCCCCAACTTGGGCCTTGACTGGAGCCTGGGGCGTGATGAAGTGGCACGGTTCCCAGCTCAATATCGACGGAGACCCGGCCAAGACCAAAGTAATCCCAACCTACCACCCCGTCCAGATTCAGTGGGCCTACGACCTCCGCGCCATCATGGTCAATGATCTTCGCCGAGCAGCCCGCGAAAGCCTAACAACTTCCTACACAAATCTCCCGGCCTGGAACTTCACCATCCGCCCAAGTTTCCAAACAGCCCGTGACACCCTTCAGTCTCTCCTTTCCCAACTCGACCAAGCCTCGATGTGGATTACGTTCGACTTGGAAACCCGCGCAGGACACATTGCTTGCTCCGGTCTTTCCTGGACCCCGACCGATGCCCTCTGTATTCCATTCATGTGTGTAGAATCTATCGACGGGTATTGGGAACTCGATGAGGAGGCGGTCCTAGTCCACTTAACCTACCTCATCCTCACCCACCCCAACGCAAAGGTTCGTGGCCAGAACCTCCTCTACGACGCGCAATACACCTACCGCCATTGGCACTTCGTTCCCCGCGTAGTCCAGGATACCATGATCTCCCATCATACCATGTGGGCAGGTCTTCCCAAGCGTCTCGACTTCCAGGCCTCGATGTACTGTGACCACTACGTTTACTGGAAAGATGATGGAAAAACATGGACTAAAGATGTGGGCGAAGACCAGCTCTGGTCGTATAACTGTGTCGACTGCGTTCGTACCGACGAGGTCGGGGCTAAAGAACTTGCTGCGATTGAGCAGATGGGTCTTGGTGAAGTCGAAGCTTTCCAGCAAGCGCTCTTCTGGCCTGTCCTCAAGGCTATGCAGATCGGTGTTCGTATTGACAAGAAGGCACGTAATCTCTTTGCGATGGAACTCCAGGAAGAAATGGAAAAACGTGAGGCCTTTTTCGCCTCCATCCTCGGGCATCCGCTGAACCCGCAGTCACCGGTCCAGATGGCCAAGCTCTTCTACAATGACCTGGGCATCCCTCCGATCATGTCCCGAGCGAAGAAAGGCTCTCCTCCGCACATCACCTGTGACGACGAAGCCCTTGTCAAGATCATGAAGAAGGAGCCGCTCACCCGCCCACTGATCCGAGCTATCCAAGAATACCGCTCTCTCGGTGTATTCCTTTCTACCTTCGTCATGGCCGCACTCGACAAAGATGATCGGATGCGTTGTTCCTATAACATCTGCGGCACGGAAACCTATCGTTTCAATTCTTCCAAGAATGCTTTCGGCTCCGGCACCAACCTTCAAAACGTCCCCAATGGTTCCGAGGAAGATGGCCTAGTCCTCCCCAACGTGCGCAAGCTCTTCATCCCCGACGACGGTTTCACCTTCTTCGACATGGACTTAGATCGCGCCGACATGCAAGTTGTCGTATGGGAATCTGGGGAAGCCGCACTCAAAGAAGCCCTTCGCAAGGGGGTTGACATGCACATCCTTAACGCCATCACCCTCGCAGGTAAAGAACTCCCCGACCTCGACTGGCTCTGCGACGGCCACCCTGAATACGATCGAATCAAGACTCTCTACAAGCGTGAACGTCAGCTCGCAAAAGCCTTCATCCACGGAACAAACTACGGCGGCGGTCCTCGCACAATGGCTATAGCTGCTGGTGTCACCGTCGCCCAAGCCGAGAGATTCCAGCGCATCTACTTCGGTGCCTACCCCGGCATCAAAGAATGGCACAACCGTACCGAACTTCAACTGAAAACCAAACACTATGTCCAGAACGCTTTTGGCTATCGTCGTTATTACTTTGATCGT